GGAAACTTAGCTTATGTAATAATAGAGAAGCACAACGACAAAGCCTTAGCAAGGCTCTTAGACCTAAGGCAGATTTATAATGCAGCATTTTTATGACGGACAAATTAGACGATATATCACACAAACAATTCGTGTGTTAAGTAATTTTACTGTGCGTTACGGAGATGGTACACTTGTACGTGTTCCAGTAATGTATGGAGATGCTGATAGACAAGCTGCTTCAATAATTCGTCAAAACAGCGAAAACAAAATTAATAGTGTTCCTCGCATGAGTGTTTACATAAGCGGATTAGAACTAGATAGAAATAGATTAGGCGATCCTAGTTATGTTGGCAAGGTGCATGTTCGAGAACGAGAAATTAATGACAGCGATCCTGCAAATCCTGTTTACACTACTGGTCAAGGTCGCAATTATACTGTTGAAAGATTAATGCCAACACCTTTTAAATTAAGTTTAAAATGTGATGTATGGACGGCTAACACTGAACAAAAATTACAGTTATTAGAACAAATACTTGTATTGTTCAATCCTAGTTTAGAACTACAAACAACAGACAATTATATCGACTGGACCAGTTTGACTGTATTAAATTTAGGCCAGGTAAATTGGACAAGTCGTACTGTTCCAATTGGCAACGATACTCCTATTGATATTGCTAGTCTAAATTTTGACACTCCTATATGGATTAGTCCCCCAGTTAAGGTTAAACACCTTGGTGTTATTACAAAAATTATTACTAGTATACATCAAGGATCTGCAATTGATAAGAATACTTATATTGACGGACTTGGACAACCGTTAGCAGGTCCAGAAATAACTATGGGCCAGCTACTAACACGCGATGTTGTTACAATTACAGATTATAACATTCAGGTTTACAACAACCAAGCTATACTACTCAACAAATCTGAAAGCAGCATACCAAGAGAACCTACGCTAGACATTCCCGTGCGTCAAGGAACTCCAATCGAATGGCAAACAGTATTTGACAAGTATCCTGGGAAATACACGGCAGGATCGAGTTCTCTTTACTTGACACAATCCAACGGAACTGAGATTGTAGGAACTGTAGCAATCAGTCCATTAGATCCTACAATACTAACAGTTTCTTGGGATTCTGATACTTTAAACACAAACACTAGCATTGACAGTAACGGTAACTTAGACACTGATCCTGATTATGATGCAGCTGGAAGTAATCGTCCAAACAGTCCTGGAACTTTTGATGCTATTATTGATCCTCAAAAAGTTTATCCTGGACACGGTATGCAAAATGTAACTGTTGGAGACAGATTCTTAATTGTTGAAGATATTGGACACGTTGATAATCAAGATGGTCCAGATGCATGGAAATCTAGCGGTGGAGCAGATTTTGTTGCCCGTGCAAATGACATTATTGAATGGACTGGAACACAGTGGAATGTAATTTTTAACAGCAGTCAAGAATCTGATACCCTTATATATCAAACGAATATATACACTGGAGTACAATATGTGTGGAACGGTGTATATTGGACCAAATCGTTCGAAGGTGAGTATAGGGCAGGTTCATGGAGACTAGAGTTGTAACAGATCGTATAGTTTGTAGCGGAGCATTATTCTACGCTAAATCTACACGAAGAATTTTATTGTTACAAAAAGCCAACGGCAAACATCAAGGAACTTGGGGACTGGTAGGCGGAACAAACCTACAAAAAGAAAACCCTTGGCAAGGACTACAACGCGAAGTCCAAGAAGAAATTGGTTCTTTTCCAGAAATCATCAAAACTATACCTTTAGAAACATTTGTTTCAAACGACAAAGTCTTTAATTTCCACACTTATCTTTGCGTTACAAACAACGAATTTGTACCGATACTCAGTGAAGAACATAGTGCGTGGGCATGGATTAATATAGATACTCCGCCTAAGCCGTTGCATCAAGGTTTAAGAAATAGTTTTAGCAACAAAACAATTAGAACAAAATTACAAACAATCTTTGATTTAGTGGAGTTAATATAATGTATTCGATGATTCAAGAACAATCGCCGAATGAGCCGTATGCGTGGGCAACTAATATTTTTAGTCCTGAAGAAATTGATCTTATCTTAGATCTTGGAAAATCTTTACCTCAAGAAGAAGGTGGTGTTAATAATACAGGTGTTGCAAAATTAGAAACACGCAGAAGTAAAATTTCTTGGATTTGTCCTGCCCTAAATACTGAGTTTATTTTTCATAGAATTTCTACTGCTATTCAAAAAATCAATAGAGATTTTTATAATTTTGAATTAACAACAATGGAAGATATTCAATTTAGCGAGTATGATGCCAGTTATCAGGGCATGTATCGCAATCACACTGATGACGGCTTCGAAGAGTTTAGAAGAAAAATTAGTTTTAGTTTGCAATTATCTGATCCAGAAGACTATGACGGCGGCGACTTGTTGATATATCGATTTAAATTAGACAATCCTTTTGAAGTAAAACGAGAAAAGGGACTGTTATCTATATTTCCAAGCTGGACTATACACGAAGTTACGCCAGTGACTCGTGGAACTAGATATACTTTAGTAGGATGGTGTCATGGACCGCAATTTAGATGATATAAGATTTATTACACTTTGGCCAACACATTTAATGATGACAACCTTGTTGGCCGATCCAAGCAATATGATACAAGAAGTTTATAAACTTGCCAGTAGCCCTAACACTATAAAAAAATCAAACTATGGCGGTTGGCAAAGTGAAACCAACTTATATGAAAATGAAATTTTCAACCCCATATGCAGTCATGTTGCAGATTTATGCACTAGAGTTTTTGATGTAAAAGGTACTAAGTTTCATCAAATGTGGGCTTGTATTAATAAGAAACATGATCAAAATTTAATTCATTCTCACAGTAATGCATTTAATTTATCTGGAGTATGTTATCTTAAAGTTCCACAAGATTCAGGTAGCATAGTTTTTAGAGATCCTCGTCCAGGATCTGTTCATGCGCCCGATAGAATTTTTAACTACGGTGATAGTGAATACTTTGTTCCTTTTGATAATATGATTATTTTGTTTCCTTCGTATCTTGAACATTTTGTATTGCCTAATAGAAATGACGAGGATCGCATATCAATAAGTTTTGATATAACATTGGAAAGATAATGTACCTAACAAATAAAGTTATTATTGTTGAAAATTTTTATAAAGATCCTGACATGGTTAGAAATCTTGCCTTAAATCAAGAATTTTTACCTGAAAGTCATCCTGAAAGATTTGGTAACTGGCCTGGACGTCGATCAAAATTTATCAACGATATCAATCCTCGACTTTGCGAAGAATTTAGAGACAGTTTAATGCACAGCTTACTTGAAGGTGTGCCCACAAATTATAATTGTTATTTTGAAACTAATTTTCAATTATGTTATGAAACTGACGGTGATTCCTGGATACACTACGACTTCGATCCTAAAGATTGGGAAATCACGCATGTTGGAGTAGTGTATCTTAATCCAAATCCTCCACCTAATTCTGGTACTTTAATATATGATTTTAACAAAGAGTATGAACAAGAATTTTTAGAATATTCAGAAAAACATAATCATATATGGAGGAAACTAAACAGAGATCAAGACAGTAAAGAATTTAATCGTTGGTGGACTTTGAATTTATCTGTTGAAAACAAGTATAATAGAGCTGTATTGTATTCACCTTCTGTATGGCATAAATCTGATCGTTACTTTGGTAATGATAAAGATTCAGGGCGTCTAATACAGCCATTTTTTTGTAATATAAAGTATTCGTCATGAAAAAATTAGCAATATTTGGAGATAGTTTTTCAGAACCAACATGGGCTAAAAATGAAAAATATCTTGCATGGCCGGAACTTCTAACTGCTAATTTTAAAATTACAAATTATTCATTAAGCGGATCTAGTTTATGGTGGTCTTATAAACAGTGGAAGAAAGACCACCATACAAACGATTATAACATATTTGTAATAACAATACCGGGAAGAATTTATGTTGAGTCGTTGGATCGACACTTAAATGTTAATCCTACAACATGGCCAAGATGGTTTGGAATTAATTTTGGCGAATTGTGGTTTAAGTATTTCTATTCTGAAGAAAGAGAAAATGCATTTCATAATTTTATGTTAGAAGACATCCTAAAATCTAGTAATACACTTGTAATACCAGCATTTCTTGAAAGTATGCCTGGAATTAATTCCGTTTCGCTGTGTCATCTTGCCGATTTAGAAATGTATCACTACGGCCTAACTCATGCGGGTAATAACGAAAGAAGAAAATGTCATTTGACAAAGGAAAATAATTTAGTTGTATATGAAAAAATTTTAAATGCATTCGATCAAAAAGAAAAAATTTTAAAATTGTATCAAACTGATTTCAAAGTTCCTCAAGACGACTTGTCTTATTATTGGTATTAATATGAAAGATTTTGTTGTTATTAAAGAATTTGTTGATAAAGATCGTTGTTACACAATGGCTAATAAACTTGACAATCTTTATAAAGAAAACTTATCGTTACCACCAGATAATCAATGTATTATTAGCCCAGCGTTTTATGGAATTTTTAATGACGAGGCTTTAGAATTTTTACCTGCAATTGAAAAAATAACAGGAAAGAAACTGTTTCCAACCTATACCTACGCTAGAATATATCAAAGAAATGAAGTGTTGTTACCACATACTGACAGAGAAGAATGTGAGTTTAGTTTTACGTTAACTTTAAAATATGACACTGATGTATGGCCATTTTTTATACAAACTAAAGATGCCACAACAGAAGAAATCTTATGCGAAGGCGATATATTAGTTTACAAAGGAATAGAAAATTTACACTGGAGAATGCCATTAAAAACTAATTTTCAATACCAGGCATTTTTTCATTATGTTGATCAGCAAGGTAATTATGCAAATAAAAGATACGATGGCAGAGCAGAGTTTGCTACTAGTAATCAATCAATTGAAGAATTAAAAAGGAAGAAACATGTATTATAACGATGAATACAAATATTTGGTAGTCAATATTCCAAGTGTAGCTGCAAATGTAGAAAACATGAAAAGAATTACACAAATAGGTGTAGAAAAGTTTAAAAGAAAATTTAATCAAATAAATCACAACGTTAAAAACGACAATATCACATGGCAATTTACAAACTATAATGTTTACGGGCTATGTTGTTGTAATGAATGGTTTTATGACATGTATGTTGCACAAATAAATGCTATACGTGAGTATTTTAAACTAACTAATACTCCAACACCTCGTCAGTTATGGTTACAATCTTGGATAAACAGTCATACTCCAAATCAAGTACTTAAATCTCATAACCACGATTGGCCTTGGCATGGTTATATCAGCATAGATCCAAAAAATACCTATACTGTATTCACAGACAAACCAAACGGTACTGAACTTTATAGAATAAAAAACGAGCCTGGTAACATTTATATTGGGCCTGGTTACAGATTTCATCATATAGAAATTGTAGAGCCGTTTGAAGGTGAGCGAGTTACTTTTGGGTTCGATTTAGAATGCACTGACAGGATTATGGATAACATGGGTTTTGTTCCAGTAATACTCTAAACACTAAAAAAACAAGTTAAATACTACCTTAACGGAGCACATATGGATAAAAAATTAGAGATTTTTTGTGTTGAAAATGCAGCAACACCTGATGTTTTTGCAAACTTGTCATCTGACTTAGATAAAGATATTTGGAGATTTGGGGTCGCTGAGCCAACGTATGCATGGGAAGTCGAAGACCCAAAGCCAAAATGGTGGTGCGATTTAGTAAAAAATCGGTGGCACGAAACACTAGTAACAAACATTATTGATAGGCTAGAACAAATTGATCCAAACGTAAAAAATTACGTTTTTAAATTATTAAATTGTCAGGGCGGTGGCCGTACTCATGGACTAGACGGAAGCATACATATTGACAACGATTTTCAATTTACAGAAGAAGGTTACGGATTTATGACATTCTGTTATTTTCCGCACAAAGAATGGGATGCAGAATGGGGTGGAGAAATTCAATTTTTTAACGAAAAGGGCGAGATAATCGCTGCATATCACCCAATGCCTAATACTGCTATTGCATTTGATAGCAATATTCCGCATCGAGGATTAGCACCAACAAAAGAATGTCCGCATTTAAGAAAATTTGTTACTATGAAGTTACAAGTCGACAAAGCATGGGGAACAAGTTCTGTTAATTTTTCAGAAATTAAAAAATTAGACAACAATGAGTAAAATTACACTAGCTCAGTTTCAAAATCAACTGGTAAGGACAGACAATGTTCCGTCTGTTGAAGGAGCAAAAGTTCCTCGCACAATAAGGCCGTTGAAAAAAACGCCAATAAAACCGCTCAATGAACGAATTCTTTTAGTTGATCCTGCCGTAGGAGAAGAAAGAATGAACATTTGTAAAAGTTGCGAGTCATTTGAAGACTGGGGTTGTAAAGTTACAAATAACTTTTTACCTAAGACTACAAGACAAAAAGGAATGCATTGTCCTAAAGGTTATTGGGCATCAAAATGGGATTAATATGTCAGTTATAAAAATTGGATACGTGCCGTGGTTTGAAAAATCTCCTTACACTGATCAAGGATCTGTGAACTACTATGGTTGGAATGAAGTTGTAAATTTTGAGTTAGAAAAAATCGACACGTGGAAAAATTCATCTGCTGGATTTATGAAATGTCCTGCATTTGTAAAATATGTAGATCAAACATGGGTAATTAAGTCTCCTATTGACTTAGATATACGTTGGGATGATACTAACAAAGTTCTACATAGCAATCTTCCTGAAATGGCGCATAATGCTATGATAAGAACGCACTGGGGAGACTTTGATGTTGAAAAAGACAGGCCGATTGTTGCTATTAATAGTTCATATTTGTTTGTAGCAGACGATGATGTTTGGATTGATTTTTTACCTCCTTTTAATAGTATTGACCCTGGATGGCGTTTAATGCCTGCAAGTTTTAATATTAACACATGGCAACGTCCAGTAGTTCCAACATTTGAATTGTTAGCAAATGAAATTAATATAAAACGAGGGCAACCTCTTGCTTATATAAAATTTAGAAGTAAAAATCCACAAGACTTGTTTAAACCAATTAAACAAGAAAGAACAGAAGAATTAGAACATTTAGCAAATTCATGCGTTACTATTAAAACATATCAACCTAATCTAAGTTGGCAAGTTGTTGCTGGAAATATTCCAAATAATCAACGCAAAGGTAAAAAATTAGTAAAAACAGAACCGTGGATTTGTAAATTTTTTAGATTTATACTAAGAAAATGATCAAGTCAGTTTGTATTTTAGGCGGCGGTACTGCTGGACTTATAACCTCAATGATTTTAAAAAAGTGGTACCCTAATATTGATGTAACAGTCATAGCAAGTTCTAATATAGGTATTGTTGGTGTTGGCGAAGGAAGTACTGAACACTGGTCTACATTCATGCGAGCTGTTGATATTAAGCTCAAGGATCTTATAACAGAAACTGGTGCTACTTTTAAAACAGGAATTAAATTTGAAAATTGGAATGGTGATGGAAAATTTTATATGCATTCGTTACATGCCAATTACACTGAACCTATTCCGTCAGGTGTGCCTGCTATTATGATTCAGTTAATGGTAGATAAGGCAGAACATTTAACACCAGATAGCATATTAAAATCAATACATTTTCATCCACTAACATCTACTGTTAATCAATATCATTTTGACACATATAAACTCAATAACTTCTTTCATAAGAAAGCTGTTGGGATGGGTATTAAATTTGTTGATGACGATATTTTAGATGTTGTTTTAGATCAACAAGGCAATGTTGAGTCTTTAATTTCTGCTGGAAACAAATATACTGCTGACTTTTTTGTAGATTCTAGCGGATTCAAACGAATTATTGCATCTAAGTTAGGAGGCAAATGGAAAGATTGTAAAGACTATTTGCCTATGAATAGAGCCTTTGCTTTTCCAACACCTGGAGAACAAAAAATTCCATCTCATACTTTAAGTAGAGCGTTGTCTAGCGGATGGATGTGGAGAATTCCTACACAAGAACGTTATGGGAATGGTTACGTGTTTTCAGATAATTTTTTAAACGATGATCAAGCATTTGCAGAAATACAACAATACTATCCACATGAAGTAGAGGTAAAGAAGAGTTTTAAATTTTCAGCTGGATATCTTGAAAATCCGTGGATTAAAAATTGTGCCAGCATCGGTCTTTCTGCATCGTTTGTAGAACCACTAGAAGCAAGTAGTATAGGCACATCAATACAGCAGGCATTTGGATTAAGTGCAGCTCTACTAAATTGGATTCCTGGCGACAATGCTACCGCTGAAAAATATAATAATCAGTTTAGCAAAGTATCTCAAAATATCATTGATTTTGTGCAAATTCATTATTTCACTAAACGTAATGATTCTGCGTTTTGGAAAAGTTGTAAACACGATATAAAGTTAACGGATTTTAATAAAGAAACGTTAGAGTATTTTAAAAATGTCATTCCTCTCCGTTCTCATTTTGCAGAACCTTTTATTTTATTCACAGAACAAAATTGGCTTCAGATTATGTATGGGCTTGATTTGTTCAACATGGCATCTATAACCAATATTTGGATGGGACAAGATCAAGGTCTTATAGATGAAGCTCGTAAAAAAATCTCCAATGTTCGTTTATATCAAGATGCTGAAAAAGCGTTTAATCACAGAGCAGCACTTGACTATATAATGTCTGATAAATTTAATGAATAAAATAGTTATCTTAGGAGGAGGATCTGCGGGCTGGCTAACAGCATTGTTTATAAAGGCTAACTGGCCGGCTTGTGATGTTGTAGTTATTGAAGATCCAAATACGCCACCTATTATTGCTGGTGAAAGCGGATCTGCATTACTTAATAAATTATATAACTTTTTAGGCATTAATTTTGACGAGTGGATCAAGGCAACAAATGCCATGCCTAAGCTAGGAGGCAAGTTTACAAATTGGAACGGTGTTGGTACAGACTACGTTCACGGTTTAATACCGGATTGGTATAAATTGCAATATGATGCAGAGTTTCCTGAGTTTGGAAAAAATAACGACTATGTGGCTTGTGCTATTGTTGAAGGAATAAAACAAGAAAATATCTACTACAACGGCCGTTTGCAACGAATAAACAAACTTCCAATAACAGCATCTGGTGACAATTCTCTTAAATTTAATTTGTTAACTATGCCAATGTGGCATTTTGACAGTAGGGCTAATGCTGATTTTTTAAAAAAGTTAGGATTAAAACGAGGTATTTCTCTTATTGAAGGAAGATATCTAGAATCAGTTAGATTAAAAACAGGCGGTATAGCAAGTCTTAAATTAGACCACGACAGGGTTGTTGTTGGCGACTGGTTCATTGACTGTTCAGGGTTTGCTAGACTGTTATTGCACAAAGTAATAGGCGAGCCGGTTGTTGATTTAACAAAATATTTTCCTGCAAGACAAGTAGTTGCTTGGTGGGAAGATAATCCAAAATTAATTAATTATACTAACATTGAAGCCATGAAATATGGATGGAAATGGGGTATAAATTTAAAACATCGTTCTGGGAACGGTTATATCTTCGATCCTGATTTAATTTCTGTTGATACAGCTATTCAAGAAATAGAACAATCTGTTGGTAAAAAAATTGAACCTGTTGCTAATTTAAAATTTACACCAGCGCAGTTAGAAAATTCCTGGCGTGAAAATGTTATAGCAATTGGCCTTAGTTCTGGATTTTTAGAACCGTTAGAATCTAATGGTTTAATTGTTGTTGTGGCACAACTAGAACATTTAAGTGAGTATTGGTCTCCTAATATGGAACACAATTCCATAACACAGCGATTATTTAATCAAGATTTTTTGAATAGGATGAATGATATTAGAGACTTCCTCGCTATGCACTATCGAGGTCACAGAAGAGATACTGAATTTTGGCAACAACATGCCAGGGATAAAACAAGAATTCCTGACAGTCTGCAACATCGCCTTGACTTATTTTCTGAGGGATTTTTGGGATTAGGTAACACTCCAAGTTACGGATTTGAAAGCTATACCGTAGTTGCACAGGCACTGGATTTAATCAATGTGGAAAAATTAAAGAACCGTTTGTTGTCAAAACGCCCAAATATACTCGAAGATTTTAAAAGACATTACTCCGTTTTGTCAAAAGAAATTGATAATATCTGTGATGTGTGTTATACTGTAGAACAGTGGAGAAATATAGTTTATGGACAAGATTGACACAATGATAGTCCTCGGGGGAGGAACAAGTGGGATGATTACCGCGTTAATGATGAAAACTCAATACCCAGATAAAGATATTAGGGTTATTGAAAGTTCTGCTGTTGGAATTATTGGAGTAGGAGAAGGTGCAACTGAGCACTGGCATCATTTTTGTGATTTTATAGGTATACCTTTAGAAGAAACACTAGCCGAATGCGGCGCTACTTTAAAGGCAGGAATAAAATTCAGCAACTGGGGAGTACCTGATTATTATCATGCAACTTGTGAACCTTATTCTCAAGCTGCAGGAGATTATCTTGCTGTGTATGCTCTTATGATTAGCCAAGGTGCTAGTCCTATTGATATTATTTTTGATAGACGATGTGTTAACAATGAAATACCAGTTGGTTGGTTAGAAGGTACAGCAGCATGTCCTGTAAATCAATTTCATTTTAATACATTCAGTACCAACGACTACCTACATAAACTTTGTAAAAATAGAAATATACCTGTAATTGATGATAAAATCACTGATGTAGAACTAACTGATGACGGTTATATTAAAACTCTTCACGGAGGCAACGATTCATATTCAGCAGATTTTTTTATCGATTGTTCAGGATTTTCAAAATTATTAATCAGCAAATTAGGTGCAAAGTGGGTTAGTTACAAAGATCACTTATGGTTGAATAGTGCTATTGCCTTTCCAACCGAAGACACCGATGAATATCCTGTATGTACCCAAGCAACTGCATTAGATTACGGATGGATGTGGAACACTCCTGTTAGAGGAAGATGGGGAAATGGTTACGTATTTTGCGACAAGTACATTGATTTTGATCAAGCACAAGCAGAAGTAGAGCGTGTATTAGGTAAAAAAGTTAATATTGCTAAAAAGATTAAATTTGAAGCAGGCAAGTTAGATAAAGCCTGGATTAAAAATTGTGCCAGCATTGGGCTTTGTTCTAGCTTTGTGGAGCCGCTCGAAAGCTCTGCTATTAGTCAAACAGTTCTACAGGCATTTTTAATTACAAACTTATTACCTTGTTGGCTTAACAATAATGAAGAAATAGCAGAAATTTACAATGACAAGTGTGATAACTTGTGTGAAAACATCTTAGATTTTATTGCTGTACACTATGTTAGTCCGCGAGAAGATACAGCCTTTTGGAGGGATCTTAAAGATAATCGTGAACAATGGATGCCGCAATCGTTAAAAACAAAACTGGCCAAGTGGGAAAAACGATTGCCTATGGTGGTTGATTTTAATAAGCAATACAGTTTATTTGCTGCGTCTAATTGGATAGTTACACTACACGGAATGCAACTAATAAAACGAGAAAATGTTGAAAGAGAAGTATCTATGTTATCGCCGTACATTAAGATTCGATCTCAAGAAATTATCGATGTGAATAAAAAACTAGAACAAGAACTAGTACACATGCCTCATAAGAAAATTCTAGAATTGTTTTTAGAAAAATATAAAGAACATATGGAAAAAATTCAAGGATTTCAAAATGTTCATCAATAATTTAAATTTGTTTCCCATACTAGTTCAAAAATACAAAATTGAACCTTCACAAGAGGAATATCAAGTGTTTGATACATACCTCAATGCCCTGTTTAATAGAGCAACCGAAGATGCGTGGGCATTAGAAACTGGGAAATCAACAGGCGAATACAATCTATTTTTACACGAACGACCCGAATCGCAATGGTTAATGCCCAAAGTGTTTGAATGTGTATATCACTACTGGAGCGCCTTACATTACAGGACCGGTGCCAAAATTGAATGCACAAGTGCATGGGCTAATTCTCATAAATTTGGACAGGTAACCGGCGAACACAGTCATTGCGGTGGTGCAGTTAGAGCACACATATCTGCTGCTTATTATTTTAAAAAACCAGCATTATCCGGAAATATAGAATTTGTAGATCCACTAGAATATATACATAAAATGACGCCAATACATGAGTATAGCGAATATACTCCTGTTGGCATTTCTCACATGTATACGGAAGTAGATGCATCGCAATTTGAGTTAGTTTTATTCCCAAGTTGGTTAAAACACAGAACTCAAACTAGTCAAACAAACGATGAACGAGTTTGTGTGAGCATGAATTTTATAGGGCATTATTAATGAAAACAGATAAAATTGTTGTTGTAGGAGGCGGAAGTGCCGGTTGGATGACTGCTGCAACACTAATAAAGAATTTTCCAAATAAAAAGATTTGTGTAATTGAAAGTAAAGACGTCCCAATAGTCGGTGTTGGAGAAAGTACGTTAGGTCAAATAAACGAATGGCTATATACGCTAGGCATCAATGAAGACGATTTTATGAAAGATTGTGATGCTAGTTTAAAATTAAGTATTAAATTTACTGACTGGGGCGGCAAAGGAACTGGTGCATTTCATTACCCGTTCGGTGATCCTTGGGCAGTAGGAACTAAGTTTGGGCTAAATGACTGGTTTATAAAGAAAACCATGTATCCCGATACACCAACATCTGATTTTGTAGATTGTTTTTATCCTGCAATGCCCTTGGTTTATCAGAATAAAGTAATTAAAAATGAAAACAATGAACTTCCTGGATTTAGATATCTCAGTGACGTTGCTTATCACTTTGATGCTACAAAATTTGGTGCATGGTTACGAGACAAGTTTTGTATTCCTAGAGGTGTCAAACACATTGTTGGTACAATAAAAGAAGAAATTACTACGGACGACACTGGTGTTCAATATTTAGAACTAACCACAGGCGAAAAAATAACAGCAGATTTATATATTGACTGTACTGGTTGGAAGAGTTTATTGTTAAAATCATTAAATGTTCCTTTTGAAAGTTATGCAGATATTTTACCTAATAATGCTGCTTGGGCAACTAGGGTTCCATATACAGATAAGATCAAAGAACTCGAAGGTTATACAAATTGCACCGCAATTCAAAATGGGTGGGTTTGGAATATACCTTTATGGTCGCGCATTGGCACTGGCTATGTTTTTAGCGACAAATATATTTCTAAAGAAGATGCTCTTGAAGAATTTAAAGATTACTTGAAAAATGATAGGGAAGTTCGTATACCCGAAGAAGTAGTTGATAAATTGGAGTTTAAATTTATTTCAATGAGGATAGGAATTCACGATGAACTATTCCATAAAAATGTCTGTGCAATTGGATTATCTGCAGGATTCATCGAACCTTTAGAATCAAATGGATTATTAAGTGTTCATGAATTTTTACATCATTTAGTTAAAACACTATCTAGAGATAATATTGCTTATTTAGACAAAGCAGGATTTAACATTGCCTGCAAAGCCTACTTTAGATCTTTTGCTGAGTTTGTTAGCGTTCACTATTTGTTAAATCAAAGAGAAGATACTGTGTATTGGAAAGAAGCAAAAGAAAGACGCTTTAAAACAAAACACGATCCTGGTGAATATATGAATTTTGGATTTGAAAATTTAATTTATCACAGAGATGTAATTTCAAGTTTTGAAAATAGAATGGGTGGCTCTATTTGTATTGCTGTAGGATTGAATTATTTTCCGATATCTAAAGCAAATGTCTTAAGAGCTGAATATAAAACAGGAAAATCCTTAAATTTTGTAAACGATGCGTTCGATGTGTGGGAAGCTAATAAGGATCATTGGAATAAAGTTGCTGAATCTGCACCAACAATATACGAATTTTTAAAAGAAAAATACGGCGAATAATATGTGGTTTAAGAAAAAAGAGCAACCTGTTATTGAATTTAGTTGTAGAGAATGGCCTATTAGAAAATATGCGCCAATTATGCCGGCAAGTCATTTTTTACCAGAAGAATTTAAAAATTTAGACCCTGGACAAATTTGTCCGTTTGATCCTTTTCATAACGCATCTTTATTAACTGCTAGAATCTGTCCTGCATTAAATCAATATATGGGTGCTGGATACATTATACCTGCTTGGCAAGATATGGAAATTATTTTTGGCGAGCAAGGTTCGTGGCACATGAAATTTTCTAATCCTGACTATGGTAACGGCATGCATCCGGAAGAACAATTTCCTGGAATGATAGAACGATTTGAACATAGGACTGCTGTAAAATTACTTAGTCCTTGGAGTATTAGAACTAAGCCAGGTTATAGTGTCATGTGGTTGCCTTTATTTTATCATAATCATAATTATCAAGCATTGCCTGCTGTTTTAGATTGTGATACTATCCCAAACGAAATGCCTATTAATATAATGTTTCTTGAAAGAAAAAACACTTTAATTAAACTAGGTGATCCGTTAGTTCAAATCATACCTTTTAAAAGAGAGAATGTTTCGGCAGTAAGCAGAGAATATACGGAAACAGACTTTAAACGTTGGAAATCACTACACGGTTTAAGATTGCTGACAAGATTCAGCTGGAGACCGTTTATAAAAAATAAGATCAAGTATACTTTAGACAAGAGAGATACTGAATTAGAATGATTGAAGATATCGTAATTATTGAAAATGTAATTCCAAAAGCCTATCAAGATGCAATTGAACATAATTTGTTAGGTGAAATGATGTCGTCTTGGTTATTACTTAATGATATTAGTTACGGTAGTGAAAATCCCTTGAGTACGCACAATCCTGGGTTAGTGCATCCAATAAAGGTTGACGGGCAAATAAAAAGCCCGCTGTTTAATTTTTTATTACCTTTAATATTTTTTAGTTTAGATAAAATTGACTATAGGTATAAAGATACTTTTATGGCAAGAAGTTTTTTACAGTATCCTAAAGAAAGAGCTGTTGCAAATAATCCTCATACAGATCTAACGTTTCCGCATTTAGTTTGCCTATACTATGTAAATGATTCAGACGGTGATACTGTCATTTATAACGAAACATTAGATGATACATTGCCTGAAGAAGTAAGTAAAACAAATTTTACAGTTAAAAAAAGAATACAACCAGAAAAAGGTAAGGTTGTTTTATTTGATGGTAAGTACTACCACAGCAGTAGTAACCCAACTGTTAATCGACGTTGTGTTATCAATTTTGATGTGGTTTAATTATGTTAGATAGAGATGAAATTATTGTAATTGATGATGTGTTTGGTCCGCAAGTTCAAGACACAATATACAATTGGTTAATAGCCAACGACAGTCCTTGGTTTTTCAGCAAAGATATTGCGTTTGCAGACGATGTAATTAAACGAGGCAATCATGTATCTAAATATGGATTTAGTAAAACATTTTTTAGTTTAGCAACTCAAGCACAAACACCGCTGTTCAATACAATTTTTCCGTTAATTTTAGAGGCCTGTGATAAAATTGATTTTGTAGTTGAACAAACTTTATTTTCTCGAAGTTTTTTAACTACTCCTATACCAAATACTGATAGTAAATTTGATCATATACACGTAGATTTGATAGAGCCTCATTTAGTTAGTTTATACTATGTAAATGATGCAGACGGTGATACTGTATTTTTTGACAAATGTATAAATGATTATTTAGATAGACCTGATATTGTACAGGCTTTAGAAAACATAAATTTTTCAATGCCTGGTCCAGGAGCACTAGAAATTGTTGATAGTATGATCGACAAATCAGAATTTAAAATTTACAAAACAATAACACCTAAAAAAGGCAGGATGGTCTTTTTTAATGGATACAGATATCATACATCAACGAGACCATCTAACGGTCATAGAATTGTTATTAATAACAATTTAAAAGGTTTTTTTCGAAATAGATGATTAATACTAATGCTAGAATTGACACTTTGGGGTCTGTACCTATTGGACATTTAGTTTGGGAAGATTTTTATCAATACCAAAATTTGTTAGTTAACACTTGTTTGGAATCAGAAAAACCAAATACTGTTGAATCTGGCGTTGGAACACAAATTAAAAATAACTTGTGGGAATCAGAATTTAACTTTTTAGAACAAAAACAAGAATTAAATCCATTAAAAACTTGGATGGAAATTGCTACAGCAGATTTTGTAAACTATATTAATAAAACAAACTATAAAATATTAATTACAGAAAGTTGGGCTCATGTAACTCGGCCTGGCGGATTTCACGGTCCGCATAGACATACACTTTCTGCTTGGAGTGGAATTTTTTATGTTTATGCGGACGACGAGTCTACTGGAGTTAATTGGTTTTTCAACCACTTCTCGTTGCCGCCGATTAAAGGATATGAGTTTTTTAGTGAGCAGTATAAGGTAAATTTTTGTGCTGGTAAACTCGTAATTTTCCCAAGTACAATGCTGCATTATGCAGAACCATACTTGGGAAAAGATAAAAGAATAGTTATTGCTTTTAATTCAACAGTTATTTAATTTCCAACATAACAATTCCGCCTGCATCTGTTACAGATAAAACACCAACTGTAATATTTCCAGATTCGTCAACATCGGAACCTTTAACTGTAATAGTGTCGCCTTCAGCATACTTAGATCCAGCAGTTGTAGCAGCTACTTGAAGGCCTAACGCAGATTTTCTAAATTTTAATTTTGCACCAGTTCCAGAGCCTGATGTTGTTCCTGTTATATCGTCGTAGAATGTTGCTAGACTACCATCGCTATTTAAATGCTGTACTGGAGTTTTGGGATCAGTTGGTTTAGGTATCGCAAGTTTAACAGATTCTATAGCTTTAAACCAAGCACCAGATGTTGAGATAGTACCTGTATCACGTATTTCTTTAAACAACAAATCAAGTTGATCGCCAACACCTGGGTAAGCTCTCATCCTTTGCATAGAAAACGGTTCGACCGGATTGCCAAATTCGTCTTTTGTATGTGCATGTGGATCTTCAAATGTTAAATTATCAGGGTCATATATGTAATATGTACCACAATCATCAGGACAATCTACCCAATAAAGAGATCCGTGAACTTCAAAATCTTCGTCTGCGATTTGAACGACTCTGTTATTGTTGCTGTCAATAAGTGCTCTTTTCATTTTTAATTCCTAATTAAATATACTCGTAAACAATTACGGCGCCATCTCGGCCAGTACGTCCGCCTTGGCCGTTGTGACCTGGACTGATTGCAATTCCGCCAGTGCCCGGTGCTGCGACTTGTGATATTGTCCAATCAGGTCTGTCGCCTGCCATTGAACCACCAAAATAACTTGCGCCGCCTTGGCCTTGGCAGGCGTTTGAAGGACTGTATTGATCGTTATTACTATGGCTAGATCCCATACCACCGTATGAATTTATATTTCCGCCAGATCCTATACCCCCATGTCCACCACTGTGTTGTTCGTTTTGATTTGCACCATAACCGCCGGTAGCACTGACGTATGCACCAAAACTACTTGTTCCGCCTTGTCCGCTTATGCCAAAATAAACGCCGCCGCCAGAACCACCGCCTACTGTAACAGTAACGGTTGTTATACTTGTTGCATCTATTAATTTTTCTCCAAAGCCCCCAGCGCCTCCACATTCTGAATATGCTCTTGCGCCGCCGCCTCCACCAACACACAGTACATGTAGAGATTTTACATCAGGTCCTGATTTTACGTAAGTGTATGTTCCAGATCCAGTGTATGTATAACAGTTTTTTAGTCGTCCTCTTAGTTTATTGGCTTCGTTATAAACACCGGCACCTTGCATTGGATTAGTTGTACTTGTACTAGTATTAGTTGCGGTTAGTGCTGTCATACTAGTTCCGCCAAGTGTAACAGTACCTAATGTTGCTGTTGTTGCTGTTGATGTTCCTAAATCACTAACTGAAACTGTTCCGCCTGAAATATTTACGGCATTTGATTCTTGGTTAGCGATGCTTCCAACAATTTTGACAGGTGTGCCAGATGCATTGCCAACCCACATTTTTTGGTCTGCAATATTAACTGCAATTTCTCCTTGTGCTAGTGAACTAGGTACTGCACCTGGAGTTGAACTTCTTTTAAATTTCCATGTTATAGGCATATTATTTGTACTCGTAAACTACGCAAATTCCTGTAAGGCCGGTTCCGCCATTATGATTTCCTGCGCCGCCAAATGCGCCGCCACCTGGTGCTCCAATATCGCTAAAGCTGTTTCCGCCATGACGTCCGGGACTACCACCACCAAAGAATGTTCCGCCGCCTTGTCCCGCTTCACCACCTTGCTGGTTATTGTGTCCTGGTGCGTGACCACCACCACCGCCACCATAAAAGTTGATGTTACCCCCAGAACCTACACCACCATGTCCGCCGGCGTGACTACGATTTTGGTTTGCTCCGTAACCGCCAGTGGCACTTACAAATGATCCAAAACTAGTTGTATTTCCTTGGCCGCTGAATCCAAAGTAATAACCGCCACCTGATCCGGTTCCAACGGTTACAGATACTGTGGACACGCCATCTGCTTGTATTAAGCGTTCAGCATAGCCGCCGCCACCACCCGATTCGTGGTAACCGCGACCGCCGCCACCAGCTCCAACTACAATAACTTTTAACATCTTTACATCACTACCAGATTTAGTGTATGTTCCATTACCTGTAAATGTATAGATATTTTTTAATGTTGTTGCATAGTTACCATCAATAAACGCTTTAACAGCTGCTTGTGTCGGTAATGTTGTTGAATCGTTAGTGACGCTGGTTGGAACACTGGCTACAGCGTTTGTATTTCCGCCTCTAATCCATACTCTAACATGACTAATATATCCCGCTTCGTCTGTTGCAACCTGATCAGCTGCAATATAATGTTTAGCTATGAAAGACGAACTAGTATGACTATACCAGCCTGTGTTAACTATAGCATAACCGTTACCGCCCCCAGAGTTGGAGTCTGTTTGTTGATAACCGCTGTTATAATAATAGCCTCCCCAAGGACTATAACTATAAAACTGATTAGCTCTCCAATTAAAAGTTGAGGAATTATATGTACTAAGGTTATATGGTCTAGTATTCCATCCTTTGTACCATTGGGCTTGGAGTACGTCAGCATTTGCGCTGTTTGAGGTGTTTAAGGTCCAATATCCTTCACTATCCAACGAATCTACCATGTGAAAATAGCATTCGTACATGATTTCTGTATGACTTGGAAGACCACTTAACGACAGTTGATATGTACTTGCAGAACCTCTCCAACCGTGTGCAGTACCAGATCCTAAATCTGCCCACTGCGTCATATTGGTTGTATCTGTATAATTCCAGTTGGCAGTAAAAGCTGCTGCATTTAGTCCTTCGTCATAGTATAGTCGTTCGCCGCTATTCCACGTTAAGTTTGTAAATTTGGCGTTTGTTGTAGTAATCGTTGGAACGTTAACTGTTCCGCCTGTAATTGCTACAGCATTGCTAGTCTGACTGGCTACGCTTCCTACTAGTTTTGTAGTGCCAGCAGAAGAATTACCAATGAACACTTGTCCATTAGTTGTATTATGTCTGATTTCACCTTCTGTTTGTGTTCCCGAAGGTGTTGCTGTTCCTGTTTTAACTTTAATTACTGGCATATTATTTGTACTCGTAAACTACGCAAATTCCATACATTCCATCGTAACCCGACTGGAAATAACTGTTGTGGCCACCGCCACCTGAACCAAATGCTTGAACGTTTTGTGCATATCTTGACGAATAGTGATGTCCATTATTTCCACCGCCAAAGAAACTAAACCCGCCGTGGCCAGAACCGTTATGGTATGCCTGACTGTGGTCATTTTTATGTCCTGAGCCGCCGCCACCGTAAATATTCATATTTCCACCAGAACCTACGCCACCGTGTCCTCCGCTGTGTTGGTAGTTTTGATTTGCTCCGTAACCGCCGCTTGCTGAACAATATGCACCAAAACTAGTAGTACCACCTTGACCACTAAATCCAAAATAAACGCCACCGCCTGATCCTGTTCCAACAGTTACACTAACAGTAGTAATACTAGTAGCGTCAATGTTTAGTTCAGACATTCCACCAGCACCACCAGCTTCGGCATATCCTCTACCACCACCACCAGCACCTATGCAAACTACACGAATTCGTTTTACATCACTACCCGATTTAGTGTAAGTTCCGTTAGTAGTAAATGTATAAATGTTCTTTAAAGAACCTTGTAAATTATTAATGTAGCCAACTACAGCGTTTTGTGTTGGGATTCTTGAGTTGCTGTTTGCACTCAAAGTAGTATCATTATCAATTGTAGTTAAAGTTTGCCCTGAGCCTAAACTTAAATTAGTTGTTGAAACTGTTCCGCTGGCGTTTGATAAAGGAACATTATTAATAGTTCCTCCAGTGATTGCTACGCTATTTGAATCTTGTCTTCCAAACGAGTCAACAATTTTTGTAACGCCACCTTGTCCAACAAATAATTTTTGATCGGCAATATTAACCGCTAGTTCGCCGTTAGTTAGAGAACTTGGAACATTACTAGCGGTTGTACTATTTTTAATCTTAATTACAGGCATTTACTCTCCAATTTCTCTTTATTTATTAGAACGTTCCACCGTCAATTGTTCCATTTCCAGTCAGTGATGTATTCAATGTTACGGTATTAAATGTAGCATTCGCCGCTGTAGTTCCACCAATTGTAACGTTGTTCAATGTTCCTGTTGTTGCAGGATTAATTGTTAATGTACCTGTACCAGTAGGACTAATTGTTACGTTTGCGTTTGCTGGATTAAACTGAACTGAACCGTTAGCAGTAATAGTGCTGCTTGCGGTTAATGTTGTAACAGTTGTAGGACCACCCTCGTTGTTAACAATAACATAGTTAGTGCCGTCTGAAGTAAGCGTATACGTTGCGTTAGCTGGTATTGTCTGTGTAGTTGCAGCAGTAAATCCGTTACCAAGAATATTGCCACCTGGGGTAGATAAGGTTACAGTACCGCCGGTGTTATTAAAAAAGCTCTGCGTAATACCAGTAAACATCTGCGGCATGGCCAAGGTAACTGTGTAAGGTGCAGTACCTGTTAGCGTTGTCAATAGACCTTGTGTTGGTGTACTGAACGTTGCTGTTCCGCTTGATGTTGCTGCCGTATTAACGGTATTATAACGTGCCATATTGCTCTATCCCCTATTATGTTGTTGCTGTTTCAAATCCATAAACAGTTACGTTTACGGCAGAACCTGTGTTTGAGTACGCAACCAAATTTAGACCTGCTTGTAATACAAGTCCAGTACGTTCAAAAACACCCTTACCAACGATAACTGTATCATACTCTATCCATTCTGCCGAACTTGGCGAAGCACTAGTTGCCATAGCTAAACGAACTGTTACAGAACTTGTGCCTGTATTAGTGAATGAAACGTTTGCTACTGCATAGTAACCTGTTGGAACTGTATAAACAGTTGTATTTGTTGTTGCGGCTAGCTGAGCTGCCGCTGCTAATCTTCCTGTTGCCATGTTATATTTTCTCCATTATCTTTGCATGAAATAAGCTAGGGCGACAGGATCCCCGTCAATGCCGCCTTGGAAGTACATCTTAGATCTAACGTTAATTTGAACTCCGCTAGTAGTACTTATAGTATTATTAGCTACGTAGATCACACCCGAAGTCAATGTATTTACGTTTAGTGAGCTTTGTCCGCCACCAATCTGGGCTGTAATGTATGATTTAACAGCTTTCTGTGTTGGTAGAATATTATCACTGTTAGCAGTAAAATACGGATCAGTTGAGAAGCTAGTAATAACTGCTGATCCAGCTCCAACACTAACAGTACCAAGTTGCAAGGATTGTAGACCTGACAAGTTGAACGCACTAGCATTTAATGTAGCTGTACCAGTTGCCTGTTGAACCGCAAACAAGTTACCAACGTTAAAGTTACCATCTTGGTCAGTACTTGTAAAGAACACTCGTCCTCCATCGGAGAAGAATGCTTGATTACTCTGTATTGAAGTTGACGGATCAACAAACGGATAATTTGTTGAGCTGAAATTACCTGTACCAATATACAAGAAGTCGTGTCCTGTTAAACGAACCTGACTATACTTGAGTCTTGTTGTAATTACATCGCCGTGATCTGGTGCATTTAGTACACTCAGTGCAGGGTTAATTTGGAAAGTAGCACTATAGTTACCTGCTGTTCCAAGTTTGTTTGTAACTGCAACAAGTTTAAACCATGTATCTGGAATACTTGCAAATTCAACGTTTGCACCTGCTCTTGGTGTTTCAAATAATCCGCTTACGTTAATAAAGTTACTTGCCTGATACAAATCACTATAACCGTCACCAGTTACGTTTGCAGTAGCAGTTGTATTTAAGTTACCACGATTTGTAAATCCTGGGTTAGCCAAGGCGCCGTTTGCCATACGAACTCTTGTTGGTGCTGTACGTGTTTTGTTAGGATCAACTTGAGTTACAATTGGGCCTGCTTGGTATGTTCCAGTTAATCCAGTGCCAGTTGTAAGATTTACGGCTGTTCCAGCTGCTGCCAATGTAGCATCTGCTGAAACTTTAAAGGATGTATTTGCAACAATGCTACCAGTTGTAACATAGTATGTTTTTCCAGTTGTTAAGCCGTATGAATCAAGGCCTGTAAATTCTACTGGTTGTAGATTTATCAAGTTAGTTGTATCACTTGTAGTAATAATATTAGTACTTGTTGTTGTGGCTGTAACTGTGCCTGCTGGATATCCTGATCCTGGCTCAATCATACGGATTTCAGTTACGGTATTTGATGCAACTTTCATACGACCTTGCGCCTGAGCACCTGTTCTAATACTTGCGGCTATTGTACCTGAAGTATTTGAAATTGCAGCAAATATTGGTGCATTGCTTGGATTACCAAATGCAACACTATTCCAGTTGCTTGAACTTGGTAATGATTGTGTATTCCATGTTAAACCATCGTAGCTAATAGCACAAGTTGTTGTTCCGCTTGCAACTGCTACAAATACGCCTTGGCCGTAAGCAACTTTAGTCCACGTTGCGCTGGCTGGAAGGCCTGCGTTGCTGGCAACCCATGTAGTTCCTTTATCAACACTAACAGCCGCTTTGTTACTTCCGCTGGCAATTGCCACAAAACGTCCGTTACCATATGCGATACTAGACCAACTTGCACTAGAAGGTAAACTTCCTCCTGCTGACCAAGTTGATCCAGATGTTGTAGATACCGCTGTTGCATTATTACCAGTAGAAATTGCAATGAATACGCCGTGACCGTATGCAATACCTGAATAAGTTCCTGCACCTAGTGTTGGCAATGTCACTGCGTTCCATGTTGTATCTGCATCAACTGAACGTGCTCCAGTTGATGTTCCTCCTACTGCTACCCAATAACCGCTGGCAAATGCAATCGCTGCATAAGAACCGTTAGGTAAAGAACCTGTCGATGCTGTCCATGCGCTTCCTGCTGCCGCTCCTGCTACAGTTTGATAAGCAGATTTTGTAGTGCCGCCGCTGGCTGTACTTGGTATAGCAACAAATTTAGCATTTGCATCTAGTATTGTAACAGTTGGTTGGCTAGTGTAACCTGTGCCACCACTATTTCCAACAGTAATACTCGAAATACCGTTGTTTGTGTTTACAACTGCTGTTCCTGTTGCTTGGTTACTTGAACCGCCGCCACTAACTGTTACTGTTGGTGCGCTGGTGTAGTTTTTACCATAAGAATTCATTGTAAACGAAGTAATAATATCTGTTCTTACTGTTACTGTTGGTGCAGTAACGTAGCCAGAACCAGGAATTGAAATTACAACATCTACAATCTCACCATTTAACACTACAGCAGTAGCAGCCGCTAATCCACTACTAAATTTAATTGTTGGCGGTGTTAGATATCCGTATCCGCCTTTAATAATGTTGATAGCAGTTACCTGGCCGTTAGTTATTGTTGCTGTAAGTTGAGCACCAATTCCTCCTAACCCTCCAACAACTGCTGTTGCTGTTGCACCTTCTCCACCACCGTATGCAACAGCTTGCCATGTAGTTGAGCTTGGTAGGTTTCCGCCTGTAGACCAAGTTGTTCCGTTTGTTGATGTTGCTGTTGATGTTGCTCCAGAAGAAATTGCAATAAATCTTCCAGCAGAGTAAGTAACTTCTTTCCAAGTTGCTGTACTTGGTAATGTTCTTGCTGTAGCTGTGTATCCTGGTGCAGTATATGTAATTCTAGGTTCAACAATATATGTTGATGTTAAATCTAATGCATCATAGACAGTCTTACCTGGAACAAGATGATCCCAACCTGCAGCATATAATGTTACTGTTTGTCCGCTAGTTGTTGATGTAATATCAAATGTTGCACCACCCGAACTTGTGCTAATAGTAAATTCAGTTGTACTTACAATAGTTTTGACATAGTATAGTGTGTTTGCACTTGCACCACCGATTGCTGTACCTAGGTAGATTGGCATGTTTGCATATAATGATGCTGTACTTGCCACAGTTAATCTATCAGTAGATAAGTTAGAAGCTGTTACTGTTAAATTAGTAAATGATTCTTTGTAAATCTTAGCTTCTTTGCTACCG